GAGGCTGGGAGCTTAATGCTACTGCCGCTTATGGTGTTGGCGAATTGCAAGACAGCAAAGGTGTTGAGTTATATTTTGACGCTGGATTGTAGTAATGGCGATGTCACAAGACAGCGACTTAATTGCGCTTCAGCCTGACATCTTGTCACTTGGCATCTCTGCGTTCACATCAGAACACGCAAAGAGCCAAGCGGACATCGAGCGAGAACTGCGGAATACTTGGTGGAATAGGACGGGGAAAACTGGTGAGCTGGACGCAAGCAAGTTGACCCAATCTCAATTCACTAGGTGTTCAGCCTTTCTAACTCTATGGAAATATGCTTTGCCAAAACTCACAACATGGAGCGATGGTGACCGGTTCTTGGAGATGATTAAATTCTATCGTGCAAGATATGATGAAGAGTTCGATCAAATATTGAGAGACGGTATTGAGTATGATGCAGATGGTGATTCAACGGTGGATGACACTGAGAAAGTTGCTATCAGCTCACCCGAGACAGATGGACGATTGACAAGATGATCGCCGCTAGAATTGACTCTTCTGATGTTGATGCACAGCTAAAGAAGTTTATTAATGACTTTCCAGAAGATGTAAAAAATGCGCTAGGTGAAACTGCCGATTTAGCAATCACTGTCATTTTAGACCGAACCATTAAAGGTTTTGGGCTAGATGGTAAGTTTAAGCCATATTCAAAACGATATGCATGGATCAGGAAGACAACACCCCCTGAAGCCCAAACTGTTTTTGTTGATTTAACAAGAAGCGGAGACATGATCGGTTCAATCAATGTGACAAAGTTAACAACAAAATATGCGGTTATTTCTTCAGATTCGACTGCTGAAAAAATGAAAGTAGCAGGTCGGATAAAGAAAGGAATAAATTGGTTTTATTTTTTAGGCAACATTTATGAGCATAAGAGAATCAATTGCAAGTAATCTGCTGACTACATTAACCAACATGACAACGCCTGTGACGCTGATAAAAGTGGAGCGGGATAGTTTTGATTTTGAACGGTTGAGCAATGCGCAATTTCCAGCGGCTTGGATTCAATCGGGCGAAGAATCAAAAAGCACAATTACTGTCGGTTCTTCATCAAAGATAAAAGGCATTATCAGCTATACCATCATTGGTTTTGTAAAAAGCTCAACCATCGATTCAGACAGAAATGAATTAATAGAGTCTATTGAGATTGCTTTATTCAATGATGTCACTCGGGGTGGTTATGCTATTGAAACAAAAGTAACTAGCGTTTCCACGGATGAGGGTGCTATTGACCCAGTGGGTGGAATAGTCATGTCAGTGGAAATTGAGTATCATTATTTAAGGGGAAATCCGTGAGGATGAGAATAGGCAAGAAAGGCATTATTATCAATGTTGATGAGCATGGCGTTCAGAGGATGAAGGCGCAAGGCTGGCAGGAAGTCAAAGAAACTAAACCAAAATCGAAAAAGGTGAAATGAAATGGCAGTAATACAAGGGCATAAAGGCTCAATTAGAGATTCGGCTGGCGCGTTAGTCGGAGAGTTAACCAGTTTTTCATTGACGCTAGGCCGGTCAAACGAACAACACAGCCCGTTCGGGAAAGAGTGGGTGCAGACAACCCCAACAGTTCGGAACTGGTCAGTGGAAGCAAGTGGGATGCATGATCCAAACGATGCGACTCAGACTGCAATTATTACAGATGTTGTGACCGGTGATAGCAAATACACTATAGAATGTAGAACTGAAGGTGATGCATCAGGTGATACTAAGTATTCCGGTGTTATTACGCTAGATAATATCAGCATTGAAGCCAGCGCAGAGGGTTTGCTGGGCTTTAGTTTTTCAGGCACTGGTGATGATGCTTGTACCGTTGGGACGATTACTTAATGGCATTTAAAGCATTAGATAAAACTGAGCTTTTAGGTGTTGCCAGTATTGATGATCCGGCTATTGATAGCGAAATGTCGGACATTGAGGAATACAAGGGTTCACACGATATGAAGCACCTTGTATTTATCAAAGATGAACAGCCATCCATATTCAATTTAGGTGTTATCTCCTATATGACCTTCACGGGGATTAAAGATAAGCATATAACTTTTGAGCTGGGTGATAACGGTGAGGAAATAAAAACCAATTTATTTGGGCTTGCCGCTGATGCTTTGAGGTATGGGTTGAAAAGTGTTGAGAATCTGCCGTTTGATCTAAAAATAGAGCGGGGTCGGTTATCCAACTCAACAATGGATAAACTGGCAAGGCTTGGCGTAGTGGAAGAGCTTGGAAATATCGTTTTGACCCTAAATGGGTTCGGAGATGACGATAAAAAAAAATAACAGGTGCGGTGATTCAGCAGTCTTTGCAGTACAGTTGCGCATCTTGCTCCGATCACGACAAGGAAGTTCGTGGTTGTAGCCTAAAATCTGGAACAATTGTGATGGCTCATGGTGTCAATGGATATGCTACACGATGCCCAGTAATTGATGCGGCAGAAATGGGTAGTTATTTTAGAATTTATAATTATTGGGAACATGGGCATTACCCAAACGCTGGCACATGGGCAGACCAGCCTCATAGGTTAGTGCTAATAATGGAGGAAATAAGTGGCTTCACGACTCGAAATACTGATTAGCGCAAAAGACAAAGCGACAAAAACCCTGCGCGGGGTTTCAAAGACATTAAAAGCATTAAACTCTGTTGCTAAAAAATCAGGCAGGTTGTTAAGTAATGTTTTCGGCAAAGTAAAAGATTCTGTTTTTAACCTCAAGACCGCAATATTGTCCCTAAGTGGGGTTGCTGGATTTGTTGGTTTAACAAAATCCATCCTAAAAACTGGCGGGGCGTTTGAAGACTACAAAGCGACATTAAAAGTTGTTCTAGGTACTCAGGAAAAAGCTAACAAAGCGTTTGCGTGGGTCAAGAAATTCGCTAAAGAAACGCCATTCAATGTGGATCAATTAACAGCCTCTTTCGTGAAATTGTCCGCGTATGGTATAGACGGCACGAAAGTCATGAGGACTTTGGGCGATACTGCCGCTGGTATGGGCAAAGACATAAATATGGCTGTTGAAGCATTGGCTGATGCTCAAACAGGCGAGTTTGAAAGACTTAAAGAATTTGGTATTAAGGCTGTTCAGATAACAAAGTCTAATGCAAAGGCTATGGGCGCAACCATGAAGGATGTCGGTCAAACAGCATTATCCTTCACAGATAAGATCGGCAAGCAACAAATCAAAGTTATTGACCGCAATAACAGAAAAATGATTACCTCCACTTTGCTTGCAATATGGAACGAACGGTATGCGGGAGCGATGGAAGAGCGCTCCAAAACCATGAACGGAATGTTGTCGAATCTGGGCGACTCATGGACAAACTTTAAAAATCTAGTGGCTGAAAAACTACTACCAATAATTAAAGAAAAATTGACAAGTGTGCTTGATAAGCTCAAGGAATGGAATAAAGATGGCACTTTGGAAAACTGGGCGAATGGTTTAGCAGATGGAATAGGTAAAGTCCTGACGTTTTTATCTGAATTTATTGGCAGTTTTACAAAAGATTTTGAATTGCTCGGGAAAAAGTTTAGTAAATTCACTCAAGATATGACCGATGCAGTCGAAGCGGGGAAGAGTTGGGGGAAGGCGACTCAAGATGCTATTTATACTGTTATGACTGCGCTTGGCTTGATGGAAGCTACAACACTGAAAACTTTGACGGGTATTGATACTGAACAAGACAAAACCTTCAAAAATATGCAGGATAGTATTACCACTGTAGTTGATTTCTTTGGTCATCTTAATGATACCTTGGTGTTAATCAAGGCTGTTTGCTTAGACGTTGGAAAGGTGGTTCATTGGGTGTTAAAAGGGTTGGTAAATAAATTCCAAAATGGCATAAAATGGGCAAAAATGCTCTGGAATTTTTTAAAGAAAATATCAGGCTGGAAACCCCCAAAAGTGAAACCCCCAGAAGTGAAGTCGCCAGAAAAAGAGGGTGGTGGTGATAGTGAGGAGACGGAGGAGACGGAGGAGACGCGCCAAAAAACGCGAGTTGCTTCTGAACCGCGAGGATTAAGCCCCGAGGCTATTCAATTGCAAAATCTGAAAGTTAGCGCAGCTCAAGAAAAGTCCAAAAACTGGGGAAACTGGAGTAGCAAAAAAAAGGGGAGCAGAGCTTCTGGCGGTGGTGTTGATGCTAATCAGCCTTACATGGTCGGAGAACAGGGCGCGGAAATGTTCACCCCCACCACATCAGGGGTTATAACGCCAAGCGTTGGAAATGTCACTAATGTAACTAATATATTCACAGCGGCAACCGCTCACGGTATTAATAATGCATTGGCATCTAGGGGTGATGGTGGATCGAGATCAGGCAGAAATGCCATTAATGTATCAAAAAGCCGTAGTGCTGGCGGTCATGGCAACCTGTCAGGGGGTCGGAGATGATATTTAATTTTCCCACAATATCCGGTTCAACGACAGCAATCACTTTTAGCAATAACCCTGAATCACCTTATGAACGCGAAGTCATTAAACACAATTCGTCAGTGCAAATGGAAGATGGTTCGTTTTATGTTTATTCGCGAAGCGTCACAAATTATCGGTATAAAATAACCGTTGTTCTAAATTCAGAAGCAGAGCGGGATGCACTTGAGTCATTTTATGATTCGACAGTGAATGGCTCTGAAAAAACCTTTGAATATACTGACCCTTATTCGGATGAACATATTGTGCGCTTTGAAGACAAATTAAGGATAGCTGAGATTTTTAAAGATCGGTTTTATCGTGCGACATTTAATCTGATTCAAACGGTATGAGAAGTTTCAGCGCGGGGTTCACATCAAAGCTGGCAGATAATAGCTATTTGCCGGTTATTTTCTGCAAATACGAATTAACAACTTATGTTGGCGCTTTAGTCACGACTAACTTTTTCTGGTCGGAACGGGCAATCACATATTCCAGCCAAAGCTATGAGGCGAGGCTGGTGAATACCTCACCGATTGAGCAGGAATTGGATGGCACATATCAAGTTCTAAGCTCAATGGGGCTTCAAGTTTCTAATTCACCCACAAATCTTTCAGGTGTGATTCAAGCGGGGATGAAATGCACCGTTTATCTAGGGTTTGAAACCGCTCAAGGCAGTGGTGCAGTCACAGATGCTGAGATCATTTTCAAAGGGACGGTGGATGGTGGCATCGAGATTACAGAAGATTCTGTTTCTTTCTCGCTGGAAGACATTGTTTACAGTTATGACCGGCAACTACCGTTTTTAATCAAGCGCGAACATTTCCCACAAGCTGATCCTGATGCAATTGGTGACACTAAGCCTATCATTATGGGCAGAGTTGCAGACCTTGAGTGTAGGCCAGTTGGTAGTGGATTTGGTACAACGCTGGCATTAAATGCGCTGGGCGATTCATGGAGTCAATCTGCTATAAAGGGCAAAGAGCCACCCGTATTATTCATGGCGGGTAATAATTATATTCATGTATCTGACGACATCGGCTGGTGGATTGATGCGATGAGTGGGGTTGTTTCCGGTCAATTAATAATCACCACATATAGCAATGTGCATGGCAGTGTTGTCGGCTATTGCAATCTAGCGGCTGGACATGAGTCTGAATCAGCTTGCACCGCGATTGGCGGCACATGGATAACACTCACCGAAGAAATAGACATCACCGGCATTGAATTTGATGCTGTTGAAAATCTTTGGAAAATAAATTTATCAACAAACTTAAAAACGGATCACACTGCGGGTGATACGATTTATATTCAAGAACCCATCGAAGGTTATGCGTATCTAGTCGCTGATCATCCCGTTGAGTCCATCACTAATGTCAAAATTGATGGCATCCCCCAGCCTAACGCAGAGGTTATTATTGACTCAACACCTGTGGGAGGGGTGGAGCATTGGGCGGTTTCCTATTGGAATCTGCCGTACGGGAAAGCTTATTTGTTAGCCGCTACACAAGCGGGAAATCAAGCAAAATCAGGCGCGGGTGCTTTAACGATAGACGACACAATTGATGTTGATGACACAATTGATGTTGATGACACCATTGATGTTGATGAGCCGAATGGCGGTCATGCTCATACTAAAAAGACACTGGGTGGTTATGAACATTCTATCGAATGGAACTGGAGTTGGTTTATTGCCGGTACTGGCTATATCCGAATTGAAATCCAGTCGGGCAATTTTTCAACAACCATTTTTTATCACTCTGGATTGATTGCTGTTCCGAATATAAAAGTGGCATCACCGATGACGTTCACATCGGACTCGAAAGAAGTCACGATGACTTATGTGGCGAGGGGTACATACAATTATATTAGCGGCTTTGGCATAGCGGAATTTCGATATTTAAAGCTCAAAGGGTCGCGGCTGGACTCAGATGGCGGTGTTACAACGGCTGTTGCATCTGTGGGTAGAGACGGGTCTGGATCATTATCATTAAAATACCCAGATGTTGCGCCTGAGCCATACAAGAAAGCCGAGGTTTTCAAGCTGGGTCAAGCTACAAAAGCAGGTGTAGCGGCTAAAATCGGGACTGTTCGTCTCGGGACAGGAAATTCAGCGGCTGATATTCTAGTTGGCACAAAAGTTAGCTGTGATGTGATCGGCATCTGTGATGGCTCAACCGGATATGTCACTCCTCACCATCAAATCAAAAAATTCATTAATACCTATGCGGCTAATCAAGGCGGCATGGCGGTTAATTTTATTGATGAAGTTGGCATGGATGCTGAGTTTTCTCAGGTTTATAACTCAGCTTCAAGCACTGTCGCATCCAGTCAATATCCTGCCTTAAATTTAAAATCAACCACATCAGATAATCCATCGCCCAATTCTGTAATTAACCCATTTGTGATTTCTGGTATCAATATCGGCAATATCAGTGGGTTTCGGGCGTTAGATTTTGCTATCACTGAGCCTAATCGATTTCGGAATATTATCGGGGAGATGCTATATCATTCAAACTGCATTATCAATTGGCGAAACGGTGATGCGTTTATCCGGCATTATAGTGATAATTTAGTGAATGACTCAGCCATCACCCAAGCCGATTTAATCATGAAATCCATGACGCTGTCGCGATCAACATCGTCTGATTTAGCGACAGAGGTGGAGGTGAGATACGACCATTCACAGAAAAAGGATTATTCGCGGAGATATGAGTACATTGAGTCATTCGGAACAGGCCGTTATTATTCACCAACTCAGCCAGCCCAACAGCAAGCTTTAGGTAGTAAATCCAAGGAAAGCAACTACGATTTGCCGATGGTTCGCGATCAGATTTCAGCCGAGTTTGTTGCAAAGCGCATTTTTGATAAACACTCCGCCTCGAAATATACCGTGGGTGTTTCGACTGTTTTGAAAAATCTGGCAATTGAATGTGGTGATTTGATTGATGCCCCAACCCCCATCTACAGCAATGGGTTGCTGGACAATGGCATTGTTATGCGCAGGACGTTTGAGCTAGGCTCTGCGATTGATAAAAGTCCTGATTTAATCCATCTAACAATCAAAGAAAATCACACAGACAATGGGTTTTTCCTTCGGGGGGATGATTTAACCGACAGCCTATCTATCTCTGATGCAACCCCTGTGATTGCACTAAATGACGTGAATACAAAATTCCGGTCATTATATGACTCGCTATCAGTCACTGAAGCTGTGGATGTTCAGCCAGTCACTCAACTAACTGACACATTTTCACTATCAGAAAGCTTTTATTTTGGCTTTAACGTCAATTTATCGGATTCCATCGCGATTGATGATAGCCACCTATCATTCACAGGTATTTTATTCTGGGATGTTAGTTTGGTTGATGTTGTATTAATCACCGATACAGCCACAGCGGTTGCAGTGGATTCGGTTTATGAGGCTGGCGTATACGTTGGCACTGATTTAGTGAATATTGGAGTTTTTGAATAATGGCTGAAGAGTTACAGGAAGAAACAATCGGAGAGCCTTTTGAAAAAGGGTTTATACAAGATTTCTGGGAATGTCCCGCTGATTTATTAATCGTCAAAATAAACGGGTCGCTTGATGGAAATATGCTGGAACTCCGCGTGGTTATCAACGCAAATCACACAGGCGAATTATATTTTAATGATTCCTCTGAGATGTTGGAGGGTGATACAATTTGGGCAGAACCTGATGGGCTTGTGATATTAAAACAGGGCGCAACGACTGAGCAGATCACCCCCATTGACGGTAGGATTGTGCAAATAGGTAGTTATTTTGACGGCACTTTTTTAAGCCATCCCACAATTGAGCCGATAAAAAAATGAGAATTAAAAATCCAACGCCCGAAGAAGTCAAAAAATTTGCACTGATGGCGGCTGAGTCACAAATAAGGAGCTTATTCACGGTGGATGAGGAATTTAAACTGATAAACCTCGGCATTATTGATGACCAGCATCCTGATTACTTAGAATATAGAGAACAAATTACCCAAATCCTCGCGGATTACAAAATTCAAAAAGGCAAAACGAATGAATGAGAAAGTGGAAATAAAAGGAAAAGTTAAAATCGAGCTGATCCGTGGCGGAAAAGTTATTCATGAAGAAGTGACTGACAATATCATTGTAACAACCGGAAAAGCTTTAATTGCCACGCTGATTACAGGGGCCGGAACAACTTTTAGCCACATGGGCATCGGTAGTGATAGCACAACAGAAGTTGTGGGTGATGCGGCTCTGGGAAGTGAGCTAGGCAGGGTGATTTTAACCAGCAAAACCTCAACGAATAATGTCGTGCAATATATCGGGGATTTTCCCGCAGGAACAGGCACTGGTTCAATTGTTGAGGCGGGTCTGTTTAATGCATCATCCAGCGGCACGATGCTGAACCATGTGACGTTTTCCACGGTGAATAAAACAGCATCCGATGCATTGAAAATCACTTGGGATGTTACTTTCGGATAAGGAAAACTGATGGCTGAATTAATAACAAGAGCTGGCAAAGGCTCACCGATAACAGCAACGGAGCATGATGCTAATCTGACGGCTCTGGTTCAGTTGCATCAGGGTAGCACCGCGCCTGTCACTATTTATGCATCAATGCTCTGGGCTGATACTGCAACGAGCTTAATGAAACAACGGAGCACGGCTAATTCTGCATGGATAACATTGGGAAGCTTAGATACCGATCATGCTTTTATCGGTGTTGACCCTGTTGAAAAAACGAGCGATACAGGTTCAGCCATTCTGCCATCTGGCACGACTGCCCAACAAGATGCCGCGCCAGTGGCAGGCTATCTGCGCTGGAACACCACTGACTCATCAGCCGAAGTATATGACGGAAGCGCATGGGTTGCAGTCGGGGGCGGCAATTCTACAACAGAAGGACTTTATGAAATGGCGAATACTATAATTGCTGATTATTTAATCACATCGGGCAACAACGCTATTTCAGCATCACCGATAACGATTAACACGGGTATCAGCGTCACCATACCTACTGGCTCAACGTGGGTGATTGCGTAATGAGTAAAATCAAGATTCAAGGAAATGCTTCGGGTACTGGCGTGAACGATTACATTGCCTGATTCTACAGGCACAGTTCTGATGACTGATGGGGATGGGTCAAGCCTGACTGGAACTGGTAAGATTTTGCAGGTTGTTAGTACAGAAGAATCGACTTGGACTACCGCATCAGGCTATACACCAGTATCAATGAATCTTGGCGTTACGATAACACCTACTTCTACGAGCAACAGATTATTATTTCTTGTAGACCTCAATGGACTATACGCTCCAAGTACAAGTCAGTCTATAGAGCTTGAGGTTCACAAAGATTCAACACTCGTGAAATTCATAGACGGTCATGGTACCTCCAATATGGCGGCTTATGCTGCAAATTGTAGTTATAATTTCCTTGTTGATGTAACGTCTACATCGTCTCAAACTTGGGATATTATGGGCACCACAACCAGTGGTGGGACTTGGGGGTGGTGTAACTACAGCAGTGGTGGTAATGAACGAACACTATGTACTCTCACTATTTTGGAGATAGCACAATGAACCGGATAGATGCAGGAAGTGCGCTGGAATCTCTCAAGCCCAATACTGAATGGACACTTAGGAATGGTGAGCTAGAGTGGCGCGACACCCAACAAACTCAACCCACAGACGCAGAAATCCAAGCAGAAATCATCAGACTCCAAGCCATCTACGACAGCCAAGAATACGCAAGACTCCGCAAAGCTGAGTATGACCAATTGAACCAAGACGAACTCAGATTCGATGACTTAGAAACTGGGACTACGGTTTGGCAGGATACGATTAATGAAATTAAAGGGAGGTATCCTAAGTGAGTACTATAAAGAGTTCATCAGAACACCTGACGATTAACGCGGATGGGGCTGGAAAGGACATCATTCTACAGAACAATGGGTCTACGAAAGTCACGGTGAAAAGTGATGGAAAAGTGGGCATAGGGACTAGTAGTCCTGGTGTTAAGTTGGCTGTCTACAATAGTTCAGGTTGGGGTGAAGTCCATTTTGACGGAACTTCTGGTGGTGAATTGGCATTAAAGAAGAATGGTACTACTTATGGTGGTGTGTACGCAAGTGACAGTACTGGATTTGTACTACAGGCTAATGGGGCGAGTACGCCATTAGCTATCAGGGTTAACGCTGCTGAACGCATGCGCATCGACTCAGCAGGTCGGGTCACGATGCCGTATCAGCCAGCTTTTTGTGCTTCCACAGCTGGTGCTGGTAAGAACTCTCAGGGCAGAATTGACATATGGGACACTGTACATACCAATATCGGCAACCACTTCTCGTCTGGTGGTCTGTTCACTGCTCCTATTACGGGGGTGTACTTATTCACTGCCGGGATCATGTCAACAGGCTCCTATTCTCATTTCACTTTTTATAAGAATGGTACTTCCACTAATGGGTACTTCCACTCATCCGCTCCCTCAGGGGGTAGTTACAATAGAGCATCTGGAACAGCATATATTTACTTGGTAGCAAACGAATCTGTGGGAGTAGGCTCTACGGCTACCACTTATACATATGGCACTGCGGGTACCACAGCTTGGTCACAATTCTCAGGTCACCTAATCGGCTAATCAAATAATAAAGGAAAACAAATAATGACAATATATACAATCGAATTAACCGATGCCGAAGTAAAGGCAATGGAATACGTTGCACTAGACGTTCAAGAGTGGGCAGACAATGCCCTCAAGAATCGTGCAAGAATCGCAATGGATGAAATATACAATGCAGAAGTGGCTCGTATGACTGCTGACCCAGAGATTACTGCAATCCCTGCTGACAAGGAAGCCGTGGTATTAGCGGCTGATATTAAGTCTGCGGCACAGAGAAATGCTGAAGCTGAGTTATCGATGCCGAAGTAAAGGCAATGGGTCTGCTACAACGACAACGAACTGGTATTCAAGAATTAACCGCAAGGTTAGA